ATGGATCACAACGAAGAGGACCCTCACAGCGTACGGATCACCGCCCGCGGTCCGAAGGCCGCCATCGAGGTCGACGGACGGCGGGTGGACCCGGGCGCTTTCAAGGGCTACGCGATCAGCCACCGCGAAGGGGAGTCCCCGCAAGTCGTCCTGTATCCCGGGGACTGGGCCGAGACGGTCTTCGAGGGTCTGGCCAGAGTCTCGGTTGCGGAGGCTCCCGATCCGGGCCCGGCGGCCGCAGCCTTCCTGGCGGCGATCGACGCCGAGGAGCTCGAACGCACGGCGCTGGCCCGGCCTGACCTCGGCACCGGCCCGCAGTCGCTGACACAGGCCATGCTCCTTCAGCTCCAGGAGTGGGCTCATGGCGTTTGACGTGGACGGCGCGCGTCGCGTCGTAGGTCGCATCCTCGATGACCAGCTGGAGGTGTGGCGCGACAGCGCAGGTCGCGTGGACAACGTGCTCGATGAGTCGACGGGCAAGCTGATCCCGCCGGCGCCGGACGAGGTGCTGGTCTGGGACGGACTTGGCGCGGTGATGCCGTGGGGACGCCCGTCGATCACCAAGCCGCTGGGGGGTGCGGTTGTCCAGGAGCCGCCGACCACCGACTATCAGGCTGTTCTTCCGGTCCAGGCACCGGAGCTGAGGCCGGACGATGTGGTGTGTGTCGCGGGTTCGGTGCGGCCCGGCGGTCCGCGCGACCCACAGCTCGTCGGCAAGCGGTTCAGGGTATCGGACCAGCACATCGGCACCTACAGCGTGGTGCGCATGGTCAGGGTGCAGGTGATCGACTGATGGCCCTGGCGAACCCGCACCCGAACGCCCACCCAGACGCGAGCGCGTTCCGTGATCCGATCGCGCTGGCCGCAGCCCTGGCGCGGATGGGACCGGCTGCCCGCGCCCGCACGCGGACGATCACCCGGCACCACGCGATGCTGCTGCGGGTCCGGATCCAGCGCAACGCCAGCGGCAGGCCGGGGCCAAATGTGATCACCGGCCAGTACCGGGCGTCGTGGGATGTACGGGTGAGCAGCGGCGGCGGGCAGGTGACGGCGGAGGTGTTCACCGATGCCCCGCAGGCGCGGAGGCTGGAGTACGGCTTCATAGGCGTCGACTCCCTCGGCCGGCACTACAGGCAGCCGCCGTACCCGCACGTCGAGCCTGCCTTCCGGCAGACCGAGCCCGCGTTCATCCAGGCGCTGGAGGACGGAGTGCTGCCGTGAGCGCACCTCGGCTGCCGGTGACCCGGGCGCTGGCGGCGCTGATCGAGAAAGCGACCGGCCACCCGTGCGGCATCGGTGAACTCCCGCGCGTCCAGATGGAGTCCGGGGAATGGAAGCCTGCGGGTGTGCCGTACACCGTGCTCGACTCGCTGCCAGGGGGGTTCAGCGGTCCGCCGCTGGAGGACTGGCACGCGGACGCTGCGTGGGGCTACCAGGTCACCTCGGTCGGGGAGCGCGGAGACCAGGTCGAGTGGCTCGCCGACCGTGTTCGCGACGGTGTCGTCGGCCGCCGTAACGGCGAGTGGGCCTACGACCTGCGCATTTCTCAAGGCCATGTGATTGACCGGGAGTTGGATCACGACGCCGGAGGAGAGCCCTCGGTGTCGGCGGCAGGCGCTATCGTGTCCTACGTACAACGGTTCACGATCACCGTGACACCCACCTGAACACACTTCAGGTTCCTCACCGCGGAGGCCCGCGCGGACGCTAGGCCCCAGGCCAGGCGAACCCCCTTTGAACCTCAAGGGGCAGGGCCTCGGCACGGGACGCTGCCCCAGAAGTGGGAGCGGACCTGTGTCCCTGACGAAGCCGTCCACGAACAAGCCGGCCGCCCATACCCGATTCCTCCGGCGCGGCATCTCCAAGATCTACTGGCTCAAGAAGGTCGACAACCCGGATCGGCCGACCCGTAAGGAGATCTCCGAGCCCAACCGGTTCGACCTGACCAAGGCGGTCAGCGACATCGAGGGCTGGGCGCTGGAGAACGAGCCGATCGAGACCCCGGACATGGGGACGACCTTCAACTCCTCGATCCCGGGCAACGACAAGGCCGAGAGCAGCTCCCTGACCTTCTACGAGGACCGGTTCTCCGACGACATCGAGCAGGAGCTGCCCAAGGGTGCCCAAGGCTTCGTCGTCTTCCTCCGCAAGGGCGACATCCCCGGCTCACGGTCGGTCGACGTGTTCCCCGTGCAGGTCGCCACCCGCGCCGCGACGTATTCGACCGGCAACGAGGCCGCCAAGTTCCAGGTGACCTTCACCGTCACCGAGGAGCCCTCGCTCGACGCGCCGGTGCCCGAGGCGATTCCGCCGCATCCCCTGCCCACGCCGGTTGAGGACTGCGACGACGAGGACGGTCACCACGACGACGATGGTGACCACGTCGACGTGACCGTCGTGAGCAGCACGAAGACCGCTGCCACGGTCCGCGAGCACAGCGACGAGGGCTGACCATGTCGCGTCCCGCACCAGCCAAGCGGCCGCCGTCCCCCTCCGCCGCATCGGTGGAGGGGGCGTGGGCGGCCAAGATGGACCGCCTGCGCCGCCGCGCCCGGCCACAGAACAACCTCCGCATCTGCGACGACGAGCAGCTTCGCCAGCGGTTCGAGGAGACCGAGCAAGCCGCCCGGCGCGCCCGGTTTGTCGCCGAGGCCAACCCAGGCGACGAACAGGCAGACCAGCGAGCCGTCGACGCTGCCGCTGCGCACGACGACGCCCGAGCCGCGCTGGATGCCGCGTCGGACTTCCTCACCTTCCGTGCCCTGCCGCGTCCGGTGCTGGAGGACTTGATCGCCGACCATCCGCCGACCGAGCAGCAGACAGAGGAAGGCGCGATCTTCAACCCGGACACGTTCCCCGCGGCTCTGGTCTCGGCGGCCTCCGTGGACGGCATGAGCCGCGATGAGGCCGAGGAACTGCTGAATGGCTGGTCGGCGCCGGACGCCAATGCCCTGTGGGACGCGGCCTGGTCCGTTCAGCAGGAAAGCCGGGTGGAGCTGGGAAAAGACTGAGCCGCGATACGCAGCTGCGCGCCGAGCTGGAGCTGTGCGAGCGGTTCCAGATCCCGCACTCGCAGTTCCTCGGCGGGGACGGCCGGTGGACGGAGCTGGACCGGGCCAAGGCGCTGGCGTGGGCGCAGTGGCAGCGGTCGGTGTGCCCCGAGTGCCACACCCGACTGGAGGAGTGGGACGACAAACGCGGCGGTGACCCCCACGCCTACGTCACCGACACACTGCGCTGCCCCGGCTGCGAGCTGATCGAGCAGGAACGCGATCACGTCCCCAACGACCGCTCCGGCTACGGCGTGAAGATCCAGCTCCTGCCGCGCGCCCAGTACGACGAACGTCCCTGAACAGATCCCGCACGACGATGTAAGGAGGCCTGCTGCGGTGGCCGGGTTCACCCTGACCGTGGCGATGCGTGCCGAGGTCCGCGACCTGATCGCGGGAACTCGTGCTGCCTCCGGTCAGATGCGGACCCTCGCCGACCGCACCGGCGCCGCCCACCGCACCCTCGCGCGCCTCGACGCGCAAGGGGCCAGCCTCACCAGCCAGTTCGCCGCGCTCAACCGTTCCGCCCGCGCGGCCGTCGGCGAGCTGAACCGGATCACCGCCCGCGCTTCGGCCGCCCGCGCCAGCCTGCGGGCAGCCGGGGACGACGGCGCCCGCTCCATGTCCCGCCTCCAGCGCGCCGTGGCCGGCGCCGGCAGGCGAGGCATCTCCACCACCAACCTCCTTGCCGGTGGCGGTCTGCTGCTCGGCGCGGGCGAGATGGTCGAGGAGGGCAACCGCTACCAGCGGCAGATGAACCTCTTCCGCGCGGTCACGTCGGCCACCGCTGCGCAGATGAAGCGGGCCGCCGTCGAAGCGCAGGAACTCGGCAACGACCTCTCGCTGCCGGGATCGACCGCCGCGGACGCCGCCGAGGCCATGGTCGAGTTGAGCAAGGCCGGTTTCCGGGCCGATCAGTCGATCGACGCCGTACGCGCCTCGCTCCAGCTTGCCTCGGCCGCGGACGTCAACGCCGCGACGTCGGCCAAGTACTTGGGCGACATCATGGACCAGTACGGCCTCGGCGCCGATCAGGCGGCCAAGGCGTCGGACACGCTGGCATCCACGGCGAACAACGCCTCCGGTTCCATCACCGACATCTACTACTCGATGCGGTACGCCGGTCCGGTCGCCAACGCCCTCGGCGTCTCCCTGGAGGACACCGCGGCCGCGGTCGGCATGCTCGGTAAGGCAGGCATCCTCGGGCAGACGGCGGGCACGAGCCTGCGCGGGATCTTCGCGAACCTCGCCGCCCCCACCCCGAAGATGCGCGGCGCGCTCAAGGACCTCGGGATCGACGCCTGGGACGCCCAGGGACAGTTCCGCGGGCTGCGCGTCGTGATCGACGGTCTCGCCAAGGCCGAACACGACCTGTCCCAGAAGGACTTCGCCGCAGGCGTCACGCAGGCGTTCGGGAAGCCCGCGCTCAGCGGTGCTGTCGCGCTCGCCCACCAGGGCACCGAGTCCTTCGACGACCTGTCGATGGCCGTACGGCAGACCGGCTCCGCCGCCTCTATCACCGCCTCGCGCGGCCAGGGCCTCGCCGGTGCGATGGTGCAACTGCGCACCCAGGCCCGGCAGAGCGGTCTCGCGCTCTACGACGGCATGGCCCCCGGCCTCGAATACGTCAGCCGCCTGCTGACGCGCGGGTTGGCCGGAGCGACGCCGTACCTGACGACCGTGCTGGAGTACGGTCGCAACCTCGCCGTCCTGTACGGCCCGGATCTCAAGGCCAAAACCCGGGACGGGCTTGGCGGCCTGATCGACGAGGCGAAGAGTTTCGTCGGCCCGCTCAAGGAACTCGGCGAGGACGCTCTCGCGACCGGCCTGAACCTGCTGATCAACGCCGCCCGGACCCTGGGCGAGGTACTGAGCAACGCGGCCGACGGCGCCGAGCCCATCGTGTCCGCCGTGTCCGAGCTGGGCGCGGAAGGCGGTGCGGCGGGGTGGCCATGGACGCCGTCTCGGGCCTGTCCCTCGTGCTCGTTCCGATCGGGCACATCGTCGGCGGTCTCGTCACCGCCTTCGGTGCGCTGCCTGGTCCGATCCAGTCGGCTGCCCTGGCCATGCTGCTGTTCCGCCGCGTCCAGCCGACCCTGAACAACATCGCCAGCACGGTCAGCGGGCCGGTGCGCAGCGGGTTCCAGAGCTTCGCCCAGCAGATGCGCGTCCAGCAGGCTCTCGCGGCCTCCGCGGGTGTGTCGGTGTCGCGGTACGGCGCCGCGTGGGCCGTGGTACAGGCGCGCGTCGGTTTCCTCGGCAGCATGACGGCGGCGTTCCGCAGCGCGAACGGCGCTGGGGTGACGTTCATGGGCACGCTGAACGGCATTGGCCGCGCGGCCGGTTCGGGCCTGCGCTCTACTCTCGGCGGTATCAGCAGCGCGCTCGGCGGACCGTTCGGGATCGCCATGGCCGGTGTGTCCGTCGGTCTGGGGCTGCTCGCCTCCCGCCAGCAGCGTGCCGCACAGGCTGCCGCCGAGCACCAGCAGCGCATCTCCTCACTGACCTCGGCCCTGCGCGAGTCCGGCGGGCAGATCGACAGCAACGTGCGCCAGCAGGCCGCCCAGATCCTGCTGGACACCAAGACCAGCCAGGGCCAGCTCACCAAGGTCATGGACCAGGCCGGCGTGCCGCTCGCGACGCTGACCGATGCCTACCTCGGGCAGGGCACATCGCTGGAGGCCCTGCAGAAGCAGCTCATGGCTACCGCCAACTCCCACCGCGCGTACCGGGACGTGGCGGCCGGCAAGGCAAGCGTTCTCGACTACACCGATGTCGGACAGCAGTACAAGGACGCCGCTGACGCTCTCGGCAGCGTCAAGGGCGAGATGACCGAGTCGATCAAGAACGCCCGGGACCTTGCCGCGGCCACCAAGGGCGCCGGGGACGGCACCTCCGCCTACGACCGACTCAAGGCCGCCGTGGGCGGCCTGGCCGACGAAACAGCCGACGCCGACACCCGCACCCGCGCCCTCAAAAGCGCCCTCGACCTGCTCTCCGGCGGGCAGATCTCGCTACAGGCCGCGCAGGCGAAGGTCAACTCCGCCGTGCTCGATCTCCAGGAGGGCGGGCAGAACGTCAGCCGCGACCAGGGCTACGGCGGCAGGCAGCTCGTCAACGAGGACAAGACCCTCAACACCACCACGCGGAACGGCCAGCAGCTCTACACCCAACTCACCGCGCTGTCCGATGCGGCGGCCGACGCCTCGGTGGCGACGTACGACCTGGCCCTGCGTAACGGCGAGGAGCTGCCGGCGGCGCTGGCCAAGGCCCGCGGAGAGATGAGCCGGGCACGGGCTGAGGCGATCAAGGCCGCCCAGAGCTACGGACTGACCCGTGCCCAGGCCGAAGGAGTCGCCGACAGCCTCGGGCTGCTGCCGTCGAAGGTGTCGCTGCTGCTCCAGACCAAGGGCATGGACAGCACGCTCGCGAACCTGATCGCGGTCCAGGCGGAGTTCCACCGGCTGCCGGATGCCAAGACGATCAAGGTCGACTCGCTGAGCGACGGCGCGCAGCAGAAGCTGCGCGAGCTCGGCTTCACCGTGAAGACGGTTCCCGGCACACGCCAGATCAAGATCACCGCGCCGACCGCTGCCGCCCGCAAGAGCCTCGACGGACTGATCGACAAGCTCGGCCAGACCCCGAACAGCAAGAACGTCCGCGTGTCGGCGCCGACCGCTGCGGCCATCAGGAGCCTGGAAGCGGTGCAGGCCAAGATCAGGGCCACCCCCGGAGCGAAGTCCGTCATCGTGCGTGCGCCCACGGCTCAGGCCCGTAAGGAGCTGGAGGCGCTGGGCTTCCGGATCGAGAAGGTCCCGGGGTCCAAGAACGTCAAGGTGACCGTGCCAACCAGCGGCCCCCGCAAGGCGGCCGACTCCATCCAGCAGCGCATCGATGCGCTGCGCGGCAAGTCGGTGACCGTCACTACGCGCCACGTGAGCGTCTTCTCGTCGCTCGGCGACGGGGCCGAGGCCGCTGACGCTGTGCGTCAACGGGCCGAGAGCCTACGCAGGGGGGCCAACAAGCAGGCCGAGGGTGGCGTCGTCGACTACTTCGCCGACGGCGGGCTCACCAGCCCCGGCCGCCGTGAGCAGCATGTCGCGCAGATCGCCCCGGCCGGGAGCTGGCGCATCTGGGCGGAGCCCGAGACCGGCGGCGAGGCGTATGTGCCGATGGCGCCCTCGAAGCGCGACCGCAGCAAGGCCGTCGTGGAGGAAGTCGTCGGCCGCTTCGGCGGGCAGGTCGAGTGGTTCGCCAACGGCGGCGTACGAGGCGCAGCAGCCGCGACTACAGCCCGGCGTTGGCCAGTTCTTTCCAGCGGGCCCGGAGCTCGGAGGTCATGGCGGGCGTGGTCCGTGCCTTCGACAATCGCACCGGCAGCGACCGCGCTCGTACTCGCGTGGTCGATGCCCGCGGCGGTGGACGCGTCCAGGTCGTCGTCGTGCGCGAGCAGCAGCCGCTGATCGGCTCCATGCCGGTCACGGTCACCGACAGCTCCGCCACACCTGAGCAGATCGGCAACGAAATGATGCGCAACCTGCGTAACGCGCAGCGTGGCGGGAGGGTTTGAGATTGACCACACCAACCAAGCAGCCCTGCATTGAATTGGCCCCGTGGCAGTACGAGATCGGCGGCTTCGTCTTCGGCCACGGCACCAACATCCCGGTCGGGGACATCGAAGGGCTCGGCTCACCCGCCACCCGTCCACAAGGTGTGGATAACCCAACCGGGGACGGCACCTTTCCAGGGCAGGACTTCTACGGCACCCGCACCCTGCGGTTCGAGGCCGGTATCAAGACACCCGGTGACCCCGTCAAGGCCGCCGATCTGCTGGCCCGCCTGGAACTGGCCCTCGACGACCCGGCCGCCCGCATCCGGCCCGACGGCCGCCACGTGCTGCGCGGACGCTGGCCCGGACACCTGTCTCTTATACACATC